CGACATCGTAACGCTCAGCGGCAACACTTACCGGGTCCACGTTACCGGCGACTATATGGATGCCGCCAAGCTGATCGCAGTCTAAAGGGAGGGGCTTCGGCCCCTCCCCTCCAACCCTCCAGAAAGGCTCGACCATGGACCCCAAAACACTGACAGAACGTTTCGCCAATGTGGCCGCGTCATTCCGGGAAATGACGGCTAACATGTTAACTCTCAACCCGCACCTACCCTCAAAGACCACGTGGGGCCGCCGTAGGTTGCAGCGGTTCAAGCAGGTCGGCTCCCGCCGGATGCAGCTACACGCCGCACGCGGCTGGAAGTGGCTATGACCCAAGGGGGACTAGGCCATGCCGTCAAAGTATGTTAAACGGAACGAGACACCGGAGGGCACTGCCAAGCGGCTAATGATACACCGGCACAACAGCCATCGGGGCTTTGCTGCCATGATACACCGGCAGGCGGAAACCATTGTCGGGTCTAAATCTGCTACCGCGCAGAGCAAGCTCATTGCCTGCGAAATATCCGCCTTGGCGGCAACGTTAATCGAATCACTTAAAACCAGAAAGGACCAGACCAATGACACCAGATGAAAAGCGGGATTGGAACTACGACCGCATCGTGGCCGCTCAGGCGGCCATGGGTGCCGCGCAGACCTACATGGCTCGCACGCTCCACACCGGCAAGGTCCACAAGGGCGTCGTTGACCGTATGGTGCGACACCTGCAGTCGGCGGCCGATGATCTGGCAAGGCTCCACGTCTACCAAACGGACGACCGCTTTGCGATCCTTGCGGATACCATTAACCGGGTGTATCCGCCCAAGGGGCACCAGCCATGACCCGCCGTTTATTGAGGGGCCTTTACCGGGTCTTCATAGTGGCCGTTGCCTTGGCAGTTATCACCGCCACAGTAATTGGTCCGGGCATCCTGATATATAATGTGTCCGACTGGTTCTGGCTGCTATATACTCCGCACGCCGTCGGCCTCCTTTTTCTAGCCGGAGAAAACGTATGATCATCCATCCTAAAAAGGGCCGCATCCGCCGGGGGCTTTGGGACTTGCTTTGCATCGCCGCCGTCCTGTTTCTGTTCGCCGCTATGTTCTGGGTGGTGTAGCAATGGCGCTCCTCCCCGCCAAGCTAGGCCCCGACGAATTGGCTGCAGCCGTGCGAAGCCTTATAGAGTCGAACGGCGACTGCCTCACCAGCCTCACCTTCACCACAAAGTCGGGGGCGCATTCCTACAACACAATCGTATCGAAAACGATTGGCGGAACATCCCGCGCGCATCTGGTTCCGGGTTGACCGCCCCTGCGCCATGCCCCTTTTGCGGGGCCGAGCTTACCGCCCAAACGCCGCGCGCCCCTAGCGCCCCGAACATGGGGTGGCTCCACCCCCGCGTGGAGCAGGGGACGTGCCCCATAGCGCCGGGATTCTGCCTGCGCCCCATAATGATGGAGGCGTGGAACCTACGGCACGCGGCAATCAGCTACACGGTGCCCGACGACGTGCCGGTGTTCAACGACGAGGGTGAGGGGCGGCCTGTTACCGCCGCGTTCCTAAATGCCTGCATCGACCACTTCAAAAAAGGAGGCAAGACTTGACATTGAACGCCCGGTCCAAGGGCCAAGTAGGCGAGCGCGAGGCGGCCGACCTTTTGGCAGGGTGGGCGCGCGAGGCAGGCATCATTATCCACCCGTCTCGAAACCTAGTGCAATCGCGTGAAGGCGGTCACGACCTCGTGGGCGTGCCGGGTATGGCGGTTGAGGTTAAACGGGTCGAGGGCACGGGCGTGAAGCACTGGTGGGCGCAGTGCGAGCGGCAAGCTAAGGCAGTCGGCCAGCACCCTTTCCTGATGCACCGCCGCAACCGGCAACCGTGGCGCTTCCGCACGGTGGCCACCGTGTTCTTCAGCGGCCCTACCGTGCGCCGCGTGCCCATGGTAGTTGATCTTGAACTGGCACCGGCTAAAATCTGGTTCCAATACTTTTTATTCCATTACAAAGAGGCGAGCCCCGATGATTGACGACAAATGGAAAGCAAGAACTCAGCAAGCCCTGCGCCGGTATGCAGATCAGATACACGAGCAATGCGTCGCTGCAGGCCGGTGGGATGCTTACCCGCATCGGGCCGACCGCTGGAAGGCCGAGGGGTGCATGCTGGTTATCAGCGAGATCGCCGAGGCCATGGAGGGGCACCGCAAAGGGCTGATGGACGACAAGCTGCCTGAATACCCCATGTTCCACGTGGAGCTGGCCGACGCGATGATTCGACTGCTTGACGCAAGCGGCCCCTACCCAAAGTTCTGGGACGCTTGGGTCGAGGACCTGCCCTTTGCCAAGGACGCCACCAGCATCCCCGCCAAGCTGCGCCAAGTATGCCTTCGCCTTTGCCAGAAGCGGGATTCTGCGTCGATCCGGTGCGGCATGGCCCTCGTGTTGCGCATTACGCGGGAGGAAGGCATACACAACTTCTGGAGCATCGTTTACGAGAAAGTTGAATACAACCGCACCCGCGCAGACCACCAGCGGGAGCACCGGGCCAAGGCAGGGGGCAAGAAATACTGACTTGCTGCGCCTGCGCGCATCTGCTACCGTTGGCGGGCAACACAACCTGAAAGGACTGCTTATGGCAAAACAACTTAAGAAGCTGACCCGCCTTGAAAAGATTGCTCTGGCCCGTGTCCAGCGCAGCCCCGGGAAACCAATCTGCGCCGTCATGCGCGCCAAGCTGGCGGCACGCGGCCTTATCCAGGAGAATCAAAAATGAGCAGAGCAAGCAGAGATACGGAGCTGGCCAGAACGGCCGGGATGGTCCTGATTGATGGTCGGGATATAAACAACCCGGATGATTGCGCCAGCATTATGATCACGCTCGACCACTTGATCGCTACCGTCATTCTGACCGTTATGGATCGCGACCCCAAAAAGGCGCTCATCATGTTCACCGAAGGAACGGTGCCGCAAGTGGAAAAGCGCATCGCCCTTTACGCCGCCAATAAGAGAGGTCAATAAAATGAGCGCAGGTTATGAAGCAGGGCTGCTCCTGCAGAGCCTTGGCCCTACCGAGGTCAACATGACCGCCGCCTGCAAAGAGTTTGATTGCTCTTGGGCAGAGGTTATGCAGATGCGGCGCGACGGCCTTTTGACTCTCCGCATTGATACTGCCGCCGGGTGCGTTTACCTTAGCGAGGTGTCGGCGGGCAACCCGGCGTTGAAAGTGGAGCTGATCCACCGTGCCAACAACGCGGAGAGATACGAATTCTTGCAGCGCCCCGATCTATGGGCGGCAGACTTGATCGCAGACGCCAAACGTTTACCACTGGCCGACAGGGCCGAGGTTTACGAAGCGGCGATAATGGCGTTTATGGATTACTAGGAGATCACCGAAATGTTTTACCCTTACGACGACAACGCGGTGGCGCGGGCACTGGCCAAGGCCAACGGCGAACCCGAGCCGCCGATCTATCAGTTCCCCGTTTGGTTCGTTGTGCTGGTTTGCGCCTGCTACGTTGCTGGCGGGCTGTTTGCGTGGTGGTGGTTCTGATGTTTTACCATCCGACAAAGCAGGCCGCGATCGAAGCCGCTGCAGGGCTGCTTGACGACCCCCGCGTGGCGAGCGTGCGGTTTGACATGGAGGAGCGCAACGGGTGGGTGATTGTGGTGGTGCCCAAGCTGCACGACCTAACCGCATGGCAGACCCACTGCGAAGTCTGGCAACCTGTTCTTGAAGGCCGACGCATAACCGGCAGGCCCGCCAGCTATATCAGGCCCCCTACGGCGGCCCAAGGCTCGCTACAGCCCCGAAAGGCGGAAAAGCGGGTCGTAGCGCCCCCGCCGCCCCCTCCACCGCCCTAGCGCCGCCCCTGCGCCCGTGTTAGCGTGCGGGCGCAACTAAGGGGTTAAACCATGCCAGATGAATACGCGGTGATCAGTTGCCGCAATACGATGGACCTGTTCAAGCGCCACGCGGGCAACCATGGCGTCTATATACCGATTGAGCGGGTGCGAAAGGTGGATAAAAGGGGCATCGCCAGCGTTAAGCAACGGGCCGCGATACCCGGCGTCGCCTTTGTGCCGGTGCCAGCGTTGCCGGAGTTCTTGCGGCAATGCGAAGTCAGCATTTACAGCATATCACGGATGATTACGCCGGGGCCACAGGGCCGGTGGATTCTGGCCACGCTCGAGGAACTCATCCGGATGCAATCCATACTTAATAGTGAATTTGAAGAAATCAAGAACCCCCTGCTACCTGATGAAGATCGCTTTGAGGTTGGCGACGTGGTGGAGGTTGTGGGGGTGCCGGGGTTTGCGGGGCAACGGGGCACCGTGCAGAAGGTGCGCCGCAACGGCAAAGTTCGGCTGTCCCTTGACGTTGGCGGCATTGGCTACGTGGAGTTAAGTAAAAACTTTGTGACGCTCTGCAATTAAGCCTTGCAAAGCCCGACGCCTTGTGCATATAGCTTGTTCATGCCCGAGGCCCCCGCTCGCTGTTGAATGCTGGAGCGGTAAAGGTGGGATGGCAGTTATCAGGCAAATATCGCAGGAAGCGACGGTGCGCAAGCAATGGGCAGAGGCTAATGGAACGCAATTTTTACGAACGTCACAACCGCCACCAGCGTCAAGTCGCCCTGCTTAACCCTGCAGCACTTTACATCCAGTTCGAGGACTACCTCAAGCACAAGCAAGGGCTAGGCCAGCCGGTCGAGGAGTGCATAACCCACTTCCAAGGCAATGCCACCAGCTACGATAGAAAGCTGAAGGCGCTAATAACGCTTAAGGGCTTCGCGCAGCACATGGGCTGGACCAAGCGCCGACTTGACGCCCAAAAAGACAACGGGCCAGACTGGGCAGAGGCCCTTGAATTTATCACCGAGGCTTGCGAGGTTGACCAGCTTGAAGGTGCGGCTGTCGGACTGCTTAACGCTGCTCTGATCGGTAAGATGCAGGGCTTGGCAGACAAACAGGAGATCACCGGTGCAGGCGGCGGACCAATACAAACCCAAGACACCACGCTCCGCAGCCGGATCGCAAGCAGAGTCGCTGGCCTTGCTTCCAGAGTTGGAACGCCAGACGATTCTGGCGGAACTGACTGACGAAGAGCTTGCCGAACTTGAATACGATTGGCGCTTTTGGGGCCGCCATAACCAGCTCCCGCCGGAAGGCGCTTGGGCGACGTGGCTGGCCTTGGCCGGTCGTGGGTTTGGTAAGACTGAGGCAGGCGCGCAGTGGGTGCGGACCCGCGTGATGGAACAAGGCGCAATGGATATTGCGCTGGTTGCCGAAACGCAGAAAGACCTTGAAGAGGTTATGGTGCCGCGCCTTTTGGCAGTTCACCCGGCGCACGAACGCCCGGTGGCCCGATTCAAACCCGTGCGGCTGGTTTGGCCGAATGGCGCAGTGGCGCACGGTTACAACGGAACAGAGCCTAATCAGTTGCGCGGCCCCGAGTTTGATACAGCTTGGGTTGATGAGCTGGCGAAATATCGCTACGCCCGTGACACTTGGGACATGCTGCAGTTCACCATGCGAAAGGGCACGGACCCGAGGGTCTTTGTCACAACCACACCACGCTCAATTGCCGTGCTGCGAGAGATCATAGCCGATAGCACAACGGCGGTGACTACCGGTAGCACGTTCGACAACGCGGGCAACCTGCCCCCCGAGTTCCTTAGCAAGCTGAAGAAGCGTTACGGGGGGACACGGCTGGGCCGCCAGGAGCTCAACGCGGAGCTCCTGGACGATATGCAGGGCGCGCTCTGGGACCGTAATAAGATCGACGAAAACCGCGTGTCGGTGGCCCCCGAAATGGTCCGGGTGGTTGTGGCGGTCGACCCTAGCGGCACGGCGGGGCCTGACGACGATGGCGACCCGATTGGGATTGTGATTGCAGGCAAGGGCATTGATGGACGTGGATACGTGCTCAATGACTACAGTTGCAAACTGTCCCCCGATGGTTGGGGCCGCCGCGCGGTTAGCGCATATGAGAATTACAGCGCCGACCGCATTGTGGGCGAAGCCAACTTTGGCGGGGCCATGGTTGAACATGTTATTAGGACAGTTGAGCCCACCGTCAGCTATCGTGCCGTAACCGCCAGCCGGGGCAAGGTCATACGAGCCGAGCCGGTGGCGGCGCTTTACGAACAAGGCCGCGTGTCACACATTGGATCGATGCCGGAGTTGGAAGACCAGATGTGCCTGTTCGGCGTTAATGGTTACACCGGCGAGGGCTCGCCAGACCGCGCTGACGCGCTGGTTTGGGCGCTGACAGAACTAATGCTTGACAAGCCAAAATCAGCTGGAATAATGCTTCGAAAGAAAAACCGATGAACCCCTTAAAGATGCTCATAAACGCGGCAAGGCGCGTGGAGGCCATGTTCCCGGGTTATTACGAAAATTCAAAGCACGACCACAATAAGGATTTCGGCTACCCCGATCACCTTGACTTCCCATCGGTTTATCAGCGTTACCTGCGAAACGGTATTGCTTTCGCCGGTGTTGAGCAGACCATTCTTAAGACGTGGGAAGATAACCCGGAGCTTTGGGAAAGTAGTGCAGGCACCAAAGAGACCTACGGCGAAAGTGAGCTGCGCCAAAAGTTTGACGATCTCCGCTTGTGGCAGAAACTGGCGGAGGCCGACCGCCGCGCCATGGTGGGCGGTTACGCCGGGTTGATTCTGCGCTACGGCGATCAGATGCAGTTTAAGGACCCGGTGGGCAACGTCCCCGGCGGCCTTGACGGTCTTGTTGACGTGATCCCCGCATGGGCGGGCCAGCTTAAAGTTTCGGCATGGGACACCGACCCTCAGTCCGTGAACTATGGCCAGCCGGTGATGTTCAACTTTAACGAGTCCGAAGTCTCGAACAGCCGCGATGAGGTTGCCAAGAATCGCAGCTTTGAAGTGCATCCAGACCGCGTCATTATATGGTCGCGCGACGGCACTGTCCATAACCGATCGGTTCTGGAGCCGGGCTTCAACAGCCTGATCGATATGGAGAAGATAAGCGGCGCAGGCGGCGAGGGCTTTTGGAAGAACGCCAAGAGCGCCCCCGTGCTTACGACGGCCCCCGATATAACGGTGGCCGACATGGCTAAGGGCATGGGCGTGACGGTCGAAGAAGTGGCCGACAAAATGAACGA